GTTTGCATGAGTTGCAGTAGAGTCAGGACGAAAATTAGCAATCTCTCTTTGAGCATCACTTAAATAGTCAAACAGCTCCCCGTCCGGCCAACGCACACCAGCATTATCCTGAAGTGTATTACGCACTCTGGATAAAATATGCTGTGCTTGTAACGTTCCTGCCATCTATTTTTTCTTTGTTTTAGGTTTTGTTTTTGCTACTACTGTAGTTTCTTCTATAACAGCTTCCATTGTTTTAGCTTTAGGCTTTTCTCTTACTTCTTTAGCCCCAGCTTGTATACAAGCATATCCAATATACTCTGGGAATTCTCTTGCTTCTCCTGCGTATAAACGAACAGCATCACCAGTTTTTAGTGATACATATAAATCTATTTCTGAGATAACTTTCATAGTTTTTCTTTCCATTTAAAACTCCTGTTTAGTAGAAAGAGGTGGTCCGAAGACCACCCCAATCTTAATTAAAATGCGCAATCTACTCTGATTACACCAAAGTCTTCATTCTGACCAGAAATGTCAGAGTTGTAGACTGGTTTTTTAAGACCCATGATCTTACCGATAGAAATACCGTTTTGGTTTCCATAGTCGAAAGTGTCTTCAACTATTTCAGGCAAACCGATATCTGCCATAGCAAGAGCTTGAGCTCCACAGAATAGGTTAGCAGCGAAGTCAACATCACTACCAGATCCACCTTTCTGAGTACCTGAGGTACCTTGAGAAGTGTTTGGTACGTGTCTGAATTCGTGAACCATAACGCCGTCAACCATTAAGCTAGAAGATCCAGCAAATAGTTCGTTGTTTGGTCCTCTGATACCAGCGCTTCTTACGTTAGCTAAGAAGTCAGAATCTAGTTTCAGATCAGCCATTACTTGTGGAGTAACAAAAAGATGATACATCTCTTCATTACCATTTCCTCTCATACCTCTAATGTATTGGTCTTTAGCGAAAGCTTTTAACTCAACAATAGTGCTGTAAGTCATTTTGTCAGCAGCAGCTAAAGCAGAAGTGTCACCAGCAACTAAACCATTAGTTGCATCTACTCTTCTGTGTCTGTTAGAAGTAGGAGCAGTTACATCACCATTAAAGGCAAGATCAGACAAGTTAGCACCTGAACCTAATACTGGTCTAGTCGCAGCAGAACCACCGATGTTGTTGTTCTTTCTGTTATAGTCAATACCAGCCAAGGTTAAGAATGCAATTTGGTCCATTCTATCTGCCATTGCGTATGCAAGTGCATCTCTTGAGTGCTCACGGAAGTTGACAACAGATTTTTGATCCGCTAAACGACCAGATAGTCTGTTCGCAAATCTTAATTGATCTAATTGTACAACGATGTCGAATGCTCTTAGTGCTTCTTCATTACCTTCGAGAGTGTTATCACCAACGATACCGTCACCAGTCATGTCAGCTAAAAGTGTTAATACAGCTCTAGCTCCTTTTTCTGATTGAGTAAGTTCATTTATTCTCTGAACCATAGCGTTGGGTCCACTACCCGCGAATTGGTTAATGAAGGACATGTTTCGAGCGACTCGCCAAAAATCACGAGACCAGATAGTAAGCTGTTCACTGGTCAACGCGCTAAAATTTGTATTAGCCATTAGGCCCTCCAAATAAAAATTAATAAAATAACCAATCGCTATTTGGGGCGATATCCCGTATACCCTTTATCGTTGGGATACGATACCGTAGGTTTTACGAGCACGACCTCGAACAGTTAACGTCGTTGTAGACGAAAAAACGATTTTTATACTGAACGACCAGTTGTTGGATATCGTTCCAACGGACGAATTCTTTAATACTATACTACTATTTAGTCAAAGTCACCACGCATTCTGCGTAAAGTTTCTTCTGGTAGTGCACCAAACTCATCATCAGAGAGTGTATTTATATCTACTACTTTTTTGTTTTTAGTAGACTCTCCCTTCATTTCAGGTGGTTGCGATTGCGAAGCTTGTACTTTTTTGGATACATTTGCTTTTGCTTTCTTTTCTTGCACTGCTTGACTAAGTTTAGGAGCAGGATCAGCTGCAGTTGTACCATCCCCTTGTAAGAGTTCAGGTTTTTTACTTAGTAGTGTAACTTCAGTAGCTTTTGCTAAGGAATCGGCGGCACCATACCCTTGATAGATAAAAGCATCACGTAATTCCATTACTTCATTTGTTAGTTTTTCATCAAAAGATTTACTTTTCTCATCAAAAATGGGAAAAACTTCCATAATTTCACTAGCTTTTTGTTGTAGTTCACGAGATTCCCTATCTTGTTGCACGGTTTGACCCATTTTACTTTGAACTTCAGACAATAGTTCTGCTCTTTCGGCAGTTCTTATCTCTTCCCTTAGTTGTGCAGCTTTATCAGTCTCACCTTCTAAAACTAAATCTTGGTATTCTTTCTCTTTGCTAACGAAATCATATGCGGGAGCAGAGTCTTCAGCAGGTTTTTCTTCCATATCTTGAATAATCTTTTGCATTTCTTTATTTTTTGCAAGCACTTCATCAAGACGTGACTTAGGCACCATAGGTGCTTTAGTTTCTACCTCTGGTCCTTCCTCCACTGCTTCCACAGGTTGTTCATCATTTCCCGGAACGCTCTCTTGTTCTCCTGTTGGTTCTTCGTCTTCTGTTTCTTCTGCAACAACTTCTTCAGTTTGCTCTTCTGCAACTTCTTCTGTTGTTTCCTCTGCAACAGGTTCTTCTTCTGTTGTTTCTTCTTCTTCTGTTTCTTCAACGGTTTCCTCCTTGGGTTCGTCTTCAAAGTTCATATCTACTTGAAAAGGTTGTACGTCCTCTTCAGTTTTTGCATCAGCACCCGGCATACCGTCGAATACTAATTCATCATTATTTTTATCTTCAGCCATTAGTTACCTCCTGAGTTTTTCATAGCTTCGGCAGCCAGTTTAGTTGCTGCTTGGGTTTCACTTTGTCCTTGCCTCATTCTATTTGTCATCGAAGATAACTCCTGTCGTAAGGCGAGTTCTTGTTGCTTCATTTGCATCTTACTCTGTATCTCAGCCACTTTAAGTTGTGGATCGGCAGCAGACTCTTGAGCTTTAGCCATATTAAGTTGAGATAGTGATTGTAAATTCTGTACTTCGGCTTCCATCTTAGCAATCTCAAGCTGTATTTTCTTAATTTCAGCTTCAGCTTGGAAGGCTTGTATTTGAGCCTGTTCTTCACTCATTGGTTCCATGCCCTGCATTATACGTATACGTCTAGCAACTTCACCTTTTTTCGCTAGATGTGAGTAATCAACAATTAGGTCATCTGGTATCGGTACACCAACCTGCCTTAGTTGTATTGCCTCAGCAAACTGTACCTCATCATAATTATCACGAGTAGGCATAGTGCCAATTACTACTTTGTATTCACCTAAAGTTAAATCATTTATGATATCCCCTTCTGGAGTTACTGCATTTATTCTCAAAGGAACTTCAGGTTTCATAGGGTCAGCTTCATCTGTAATTTGAATTAGACGTTCTTCTGTGTAATATGCCTGCACCAGACGTAAAATATGTTCTGCTAAATATTGTCTAGTTTTTTGTAAATTATCTAATGGCACTTGAATCATAAGTGCCCCTCTATTTTGTTTAGCTTGTATAGCTACTCCTGATACCTCAGGGCTATCTGTACCCAACATAGCATCACTAATACCACTAATTTGTTTAATATTAGCCGCAGCTTTTTGACTTATTCTATCTAGGCCGGTGGGAATCTGATTCGGTGGTATCTTCGCAGGGGGAGATGAGCCACGATTATACTCTAATACTAAACCAGTTTCCGCACCGTGTTCTTCTAAATCGTCAGCAGTCATACCATTTAATGACCCATTCTCTACAATCCAACCACTGTTAGCTGTAGTATTTACGATATGTAATTCTTGTGAACTTATTTTGTTCAATTGTTCTTGTGGAGATATTAAGTTTCTTACCATGCCAAATGGTCTACCTCTTCTCCAGTATGGGAAGTAAGGCACGATTGTAAAACAGTCATAAGGAGACCAGTCATCAAACAGTACCACTTTATCTGCAGTTACAGTCCAACGCACTTTACGATCCTGTCGTGTAAGTATGTCTAAACCATAATCATCAGCGAACTTCTGTAATTTACGTTTACCCCAGTTTCCGGGAACTACTCGCATATCCCCTGTTACTCTATCTACATAATAAGTGCATTCTTTTAGTTGATAATATTGTCTTTCGATTACTCGAACTGCACGCAATTGTCTATTCTCTTCTGGATTAGTTGTACTACCTTGGTTGTACTCTACGCCAGTGTATGTATCGCCATAACGGGTTTCTTCATATTCAACAGAGTCTTGTCCCATTGTATTGCCGTACTCTGCAGCTACTCTTAACCTGTCAGCTTCTTTTTGACCATATTGTTCTTCTATTTGATCTAAACTCATCCACTTGGTTTCAAATATTTCATTCCAAGTTTTAGGATCATACTCCTTGGCGTCAGGGTCAATCAGAATATCTAACGGATCCTTGGTACTTATACGCACTTCTCCTTGGATATGATCCGTGAAATCTATTCTTACATCAAAATAACCTCGGTCTTGAATAAGACCATCAGCAAAAACTGTACCCTCTAGCCAATCTAATTTATTGTTTGCAGAAATCTGTAAATACAATTTGTTAAGTACATCAGCAATTTCTTGAGTACCATTACCTGTTGGTTTGAAATTAACATCTGCTCTTCGAGTGCTTTGTTCACCTAACACAGTGTTAACCGTAGGAAGTATTGTATTAATTGTAAGAGCAGGACGCCCTTCATCATCTAAAGATGCTACATCAGCTGGATCCCATTGATTACCACGATAGAAAGCATCACATTTTTTTGCAGTTTCTATATATTCTAAGTGCCCGTTGTCGCGCGCACGTTCGTAACGCTCAAACTGATTAGTTGCTATATAGTGCTCTTCTTCTGTGCTTAACTTTTTCTTCTTTTTGCTGTAATCCATTAAGAACTCATAGCTGATTTACGTTTATCACTCTTGACTAAATATTTAAGTTTATCTCGCCAAGACGGTTCATGTTCTATCTTCTCTACAAAAGTAGAAAATTCTGTCATCATTAATCCTATCCATGCTAACGCATCCACTTGGTCATCATGTACCCCGTTTGGAAAACGCAAAAGTTCCGCAATCAGCGGACCAACCCATATCGGATCTTTCGGAAAGTATACCATGCCTTGCTGCATTCTACCTTGTATTGCTCTAGCTCTCGCTTCCTTATCTCGTCTACCTACTTTTAAATCTTTAAAGTAAGCTTCGTTAAGTCCACGTTCTCGAACACGTTTTTGTAGAAACGGACCTAATGCCATTTCTATGTGACCCTTCTCAATACCGACAACATGTGGTCGCCACGTTTCAAAGAGATCCAGTATTTGTTCAACAAGTTCAAAACCGTCGTACTTCCCTCTTATGCAATCTACTACGTATAAATTATCGTATTCATCAACCCCAACTACTACTCCTACGGAGTAATCGTTACGTTCTCGTTGACCAATCGCCAAATCCCATGCGCAATAGAAGCGTAATCTGTCAAAGTCTACTTCATTTTCGTCGTAATACCTAATCATTTCTCGATTAAAGTACTCACCTTCGTCCGATACTGGGTTCTGTTGATACAGCGCTGACCAGTCTCGTGGACCTACCGCTCTTTGAATCTGGGTCAGAGCTTCCGCACTGTACCTCTCTGGGTGAAGCGCGTCGCCCTTTTCTCTAAACTCTTCGTCCTTCTCAGCGATGGCTGGATACTTAACAACTTCCCACTGATCCGCGCCCGCGGCTGCCGCTTGTAGCAACCTACCAGCTAAGTCATCATCGTGCCATCTTGTAAGAATTACGAGTACACCACCTCCGGGGGCCAGTCGTGTATACGCAGTAGATGTATACCAGTCCCAGACCGCATCCCGATTGTACTCAGATTCTGCGTCCTCTCTGTTTTTGACTGGATCATCTATGACGAGTACGTGCGCTCCTTTACCGGTAATACCACCACCAACACCCGCTGCTACATAACCACCACCCTTGGTTGTATTCCATGATTCTACGGACTGCGAACTAGGGTCGAGCGATACACCAGAAAAGACATTTTTAAAATTAGGTTCTCTCAGTTGATGACGAACCTTACGACTAAAGTTCATGGCCAACGATCCAGAGTACGAACAGCTAATAAACTCATGTTCAGGGTTCTTGCCCAAATGCCAAGCTGGAAACGCAACTGAAGCCAAAGTAGATTTACCATGTCGTGGTGGCATAAACAGCATTAGTCTAGGTGACTTTCTGTCATTTACATCTTGGCTGAACTGTTCCAATCGTAGACATATGTCCTTATGCACCCAACCCGGAACATAGTCTGGATTGAAACGCTCGACAAATGGTAACAAATGTTTACGTGACAGTGCACGTAATGCAAGTTCTTTTTGGGCTTTTAGTTGTTCAGTTTCCTCGGGAGTTGGTTCTTCTGGAGTTTCTTCAATTACAGGTTCTTCAACTCTTTCTGCTTCGTCCGCTTTACAGTACACGCAGATCTGATCGTCGCTCGGGTACAACGTATCTGGATGTAACGCTTTACACGTCAGGCATTCAATCTTTTTTATTTCCATCAATCTCTAATTCTGCTTCAGTTTCAATAACTACTCTAGCTCCGCAAGGTAAGATAGGTTTATCTATACCACCATAGCGAACAGTAGAATCACCTTTTATAGTTACTTCGTGACAATAGGTATTCTTTTGACCTTCTTTCACAGTTATAACTGGCTCATTCGTACCATGTTTTAAGTTAGCCCTTATCTTATGTTGGTTAACGTGAATGTATTTAATCTTTCTTTTCTCCATCCTTTTTAGGCATAAGATATTGGTTATCAGTTCCCGCTATCTTGAGTAATTCAGAATCTGGTAGTTTCTCTAATTGTTCTACAGTTCTATCCAGATTAATGTTGATTTGTGTAGCATGCTCTGGAGCAAATAGACCGTGGAGCTTGCACAATGAATCGGTGATAACTTTCTCTTCTGTCGCTGTTGCAGACTTACGGTGCGCTTCCAAGTACATGCTTGTCGCTGTTTGTTTATCAAACTTAATCTCTTCTTTGAACTCTTCGCGCATCTTAGCAACCATTTTTTGTACTGCTGGTTTCTTAAATACTTTATAAACATGCTCATTATCCCTATATCCAGCTGCGCGTCCCGCTGCAGCTTTCGACATGCCACGGAGATGAAAAAGGATTAAGCGCTCCTCTTGAACACTTAATTCATTAAGCTTGACGTCAACATAGGGATAATGAGACTGAAGCTCGGCCCTTTCTTGTTCAAAATTTTGGTCTTTATCAGTCATTTTCTTTGGATTCTACTATATTTTTAGCCCACCAATAAAGCTCATCTTCTTTTAATGTGTGTTTCATAGCGTTAGCTCGGGCACAAACTAGTTGGATATTATGTGCTAAATAATCAACATCTGGGTCTATTCGGTCAATAGAAGCATTCAAATCTCTCCTACCACTACCATCTTTATGATACGTCATAAACAAACCAGTCAATGCACATTTACCTTTTTGTTGATCCCACAACTCCAAAACATGTTCTAATTCAATCTCCCACTTAACTTTTGATTTTTCTTTTTTAGTTCTCGCATGTTTAAGTTGACCAAATAAACGGGTCAAATAATTCTGCGGTGTTGCGCTAGCGTTCTTTTGTCTTACTGCATAAGTGCAAGGTTTACACTTTTTAGAATGAATTGTACCGCGGTCATTTTTAGCCACAAATTCTTCTAAAGGTAACTCCTTTTTGCAAGAAGTACATTTCCTCGTACTCATGCTTGCCCACTGTAGCATAAATTTTTGCTAGAAAATTTTTTTGATAAAATTTTTTTCTTTATCGCTCACTCAAGGCACCCCTCACTAACATAGACCCACACTACGACCCCGAATCTGACTTTGGAACCTTGTCCTACAAAAACTAGCATTGGAACCTTGTCAAGAATTGTAGGTCAATAGTTTCGACAGATACATCTTATTACGCTACGCTTCCGTTTACTTTGAGCCTTGCTGTCCAAGAATTCATCCTTGATATCGCATTTAAGGAGTTTACCGTTCAAGTAGTTCCTCACTTCCTGAACCATCTCGTCTTTGTCCATCTCTTCTCTCTTTCGCTCGTACCTCGCGATTGCAACGCGTAAGTTCTACCAATCATGTAGTCTATTCACTCTCTCCTTAAATGACGATATCAATTCCTTCTTCTTGGGCAAGGCTTATTTAATACATAAAGCTACGCCTTTCTTGTAGATATAGTTTCATTGTGATTGGTAGAGATAGGCTCTATCAGCACTTATCTAAATTTTATGGAGTTAATAACATGAAAGTTGTTAAAACAATAAAAGAAGTAAGCTTAAAAGTCTTTGCTCTTAAGAACAATGTACTTAAGCTTGCAGACCCAGTTATTCAAACTAGCTGTGTCATTAATGGAGAGAAAGAGTTTCGTTCACTCTCCAAAAACTCTGGGCGTTGTCTTGAGGCCTTCAAGAATGACGGAAGAATAACTATCCAAGTTGTAGGAGAGAAAAACATAGATAGAGAACACTCTATTGACATGCTTATCTCACACCTTGAAAGAGCTAGGAAGTTTGGTAATTCTCACTTTGAAATTACATTCTTTGATGCTAAGAACTGGGATAACGATGAACCTGAGTTAGATGCAAAATCTGACTCTCAAGAGAACCCTGTTGAGTAGCACTCAGAAGGGAACCTTTCGCAAGTTAGTGGATATCGCAAAGGTGTCCACTAGCCTTGTTGCTAAGACAGGTTCATTAGCCCTTGATGTTGCAGATAAGAGCTTAAACAAAGTATCTCAAGTAGTTGCTGATACTTACGATGAAGTTCGAAACCCTCCAACACCGACTAACCCAGAGATTATTCCTAGTCCACAGTATGACAACCTCTCTCCTGAACTTAAACAGAAGATAGATGACATATTGCAAGACGCTACTCAGAAAATCTCGCAGATAATGGAAGATGATGCTAGACGATATGCTGATGATAAGTCAGATAGTGTATAACTTCACTCCTGTAATGCTCTTTGGCTTTGCAGGTTTAGTGGTTTATAACTTCTTTAATACATTTAAAGACTAACACTATCGTCAGAGTATCTACAACCCTCCCTTGTAGGTACTCTGACACTTATTTTTATGACCCATTTGGATGTGTGCCTACTATCATCAAGCAGATTATTACTATCATCAGCTTGTCTGATGATGTCTGCTGGTACGCGGTTGGTTGCATATGGGCAATATGTGTGCAACCAAGGTGTACCGGGTGTACCACCAGTGTACCGGCTGATTCAGCGTGTGCTGGTACACCTGAGACGTAGGCGGGGCTTGACTTGTAGCGGGCGTGCGTCAAAGTGTACCGGGTGTACCACAGGTTTTGCGTTAGCTTTAGTAATCGACCGTAGACCGTGGTTAAAGAATCTTAGTTCATTTAACAAAAGTACTGGTACAAATGGTACACCTGCCACGAATCCTAGCTACCGCAGGGCTTTCCGGTGTACCACTAGTATTTTCGTTGTGGTACACCTAAAAGCGAAAGCTCAATCAAATCAACAACTTAGGGTGTACCACGGTGTACCAGCAAGACGGCTATTTATACAATATGCTACGCCATATATGTAGATATAGTTTAATTTTAATAATAATTCTAATAATAAATATAGGAGTAACTATGGAAATATTAATGTATGTAGTTCTGAGCTTTGGCTCGGGACTTATTTTGGGTGGTCTTCTAACTATAAGACCTACGATGAAACTTCAAACTGAAGTGAATAAAGACATCAGCTGGGTATCCGAGAAGATAGATTGGATAGGCGAGCAGTTGGACTTCATGCGAGTACAGCAACAAAAGCTGGCTATTGCTAGTTCAAAGCTCGGTGTTGATATTAGTACAGGAGCAATTGAAGATGAATAAAGTAAAAATGACCTTTAAAGATTGGGACTGTGAAGTGGTTGTAAGACCTTACATGGATCCCCCTTTGGCTTGTATTCAACTAAATGGTGCCGAAGGTACTAGTTATGAACACGAGCCAATAGCGATAGCAACTTGTAATCTACCTGAACAGTGGGAAGAATTCTGTGATGCTGTGCGTTCTCATGATATTGCTAGTCCTTCAATGAATATAACTAGGGATACCAAAGAGTTTCGTGGACCCTTGCCTTTGACCTTTATCAAAGATTATTCAGAAAACGAAGGTATGTTGGATGCCTTGTTTGCCCATGACATTTGCGTGGGTTTCAATCCAGACGGAGAAGAAACCAAAGACCCTGATGACATGCTGTGGTTTCACAATGGCTTCATCTCGGCACCACTCGTGGCTATTTGTAATTTAACTTTGGCTAAACAATATCGTGAAACTTTTTCTGGGAGAAAACTATGAAAAATCTTATGCCTGTAAAAAGAATGCATCTTAGCGATAGCATTGATCTTTATGAGTTATCAAAAGTTGCCGACATTCATTCGGTTAGTTTTGGTGGTGCTTATGCACAAATCATAGTGCGTTCGAAAAATACTTCCATTAAATATTCAATTGTTAATACTTGTCTATCAAGGCTTGTAGAACCTACTGAAGATTTGAATGACTGGGAAATAACATTGCATCCTTATACAGAAGATGTACATGTTATTACTGGTTTAACTGCCAAGGAGATAATTGAAATTGTCGATAAATCAATAGCAGATGATTTTGTCGACTTGGGAGGTGTACATAATGCTACGCCATTATCGTAAATATAGTTTATTTGTAATCTTAATCTTAATTAAATATAGGAGTAAATCATGGCAATACCTGAAAATGTAATGCAATTCGTGGATATCCACGACTCTCTGGAGCAGACTACTCATCAAGTTGAAGAGTCTGTATTTGATAACTGGTGTCGAGAACATCAGTCAGAAGTATACATCTTTATGGATGTGTATGGTCTGACTTATCAAGACGCCGAAAGACAAGCGTTCCTCTACTATAATGGAATACTCAATTAAAGTAGGGGACAAAGTTCAAGTTAAAGGTAAGTGCATATATGGGACAGTCGTCAAATGGCTGTCCCCAAGTAGAGTAGTTATCTGGGACGATGAGCTATACGGTAGAGTGGTTAGCCCTACAAGGAGCTACCACCCGAACCAACTTAAAAGAATTCAAGCTGACTTATATGTGTAAGCCAGTTGAATTGGTGCATTTGTGCGAGCAAATGTGTTTAATTAATCACTTAATATATTAGGAGTAAAAAATATGACAAGTGAATACTTTGACCCAAGTGAGCAAGAAACTAAAGAACTCTTGCCTAAAAACAAATCTGACATGAGTGACTACACAGAAGACACTAATGCAGACCCTGAAGGTGTTGCTGAGCGTAATGCGAAAGCAGATATTGCAGTGCCTGATTGGTTTCACAGAAAGTTTGCGATTGCAGACGACGGTAAGCCAACTTTCAATGCCAGCGTTGTTGGTAAAGTTATGGAAGTGTTTGACACTAAATTTGGCACTGACCTAGTCTTCAAAGACATTGATCTTGGTAAAGACAAGGACGGCAATGACAAAACTTTGACTGCTGAACAGCAACAAGAAACTTACGAGCATGCAGTTAACGATATCGTAACTGGTATTCGTCACTTGTTGATTGTTGACCCACAATCTACTGGTCTTAACTTTTTGCAGTTGACTACTAGAACTTGGTCTGAGTTTGTTAGCGTCTGCTACGAATATTCAGATTCAATGAGCAACCAAAAAGATGAAGAGATTCCTACTTGGTTGATCGAGCGTGAAGAAAAGATGCTTGACCTTGGCCGTAAGGCAAGAATGTTGTCTTCTGCTTTGGCAATCATTGACAATGACTTTGGTTTGAAAGATGTGAAGATTCAAAAGTCTCGTGTTCAATCTGCTGTTGAGCAAAGAATGCAAAGACTTGCTGAATGGAACTTCAAACAGCAAGCTGACAACTCTGGCAAAGTTAACAGAGAACTCAATGCTCAAGCTAATGCTCACATGCAAAGCATTGTAGACAACGCGTAAGCGTTACAAAGTCCTAGCTAAGGTATTTTATTTTGTTTTTTCCTTAGCTAGGCACAGAATTCGGCTCTTAATTGTTAAAAAAAGTCGAGTCTTGAAGAGTGAGCCGAACGGTTCTTGTTCATGAACTGCCTGAAATGCTCTTCAAGACTCGCACAGAATTTAAAGTCCTACCAAGTTGATGTCTTGACCTTGACGCGTGAAATTAGGTTGCTTGGTAGGCACAGAGTTCGGCTCAAATAATCCGTAATAGTCGAAGTCTAAGTAGGGAGCCGAATAGGTAATGTAAAATAGACCTTTTCATAACTACTTAGGCTTCGCATTAATTAATATAGGAGAAAATATGCAATATCGCAGTAATCTACCAAGACCCTTCAACAAGGGCAAAAAAATAGGCAACCGTAAGGTTATTTCATCAACTTCAGTGAATGGCAAGACTGTGCACCAACAAGTGGTGTATCAGATTGATGGTCAATCACTTACAAGACATGAGAGAGTGTAATGGGCTTAGATATGATGGCTGGTTGGGCTGAGCCACAACCAAAGACAGAAGGCAATGTAGTGCCAATTAAAGAACAAGAACTTGAAATTAATGCTGAGTTTGATTGGCGTAAACATTCCAGACTACATAACCTTATGCAGACCATTTGGTTCTGTAAAAAGTATGAAGGTACGCCTGTGCCTAACAAAGAAAATGAAACGCTTAATGTTCCAGAAGATCAAGAAGAGCGTGCTTTTCTTTATCGTGGTCTGACTGCAACCATTGGCAGAGTGATACCTGAGTTTAATTCTGGAGAGAATCTGCAATTAGATGAAACAGATATAAAAATAATTCGTCACTTTGTAGAAAACAACGGATTACCTTTTTGTGCTGACGGCATGTTCTGGGGACATCAGTTTCAAGAAGATGCTATGAAACAATATAAAGAACAAGATCTAGAGTTTTGTGACAAAGCTTTAGAGTGGTTAAAAGAAGGTAAAGAAGTTTATTACTCTTCTTGGTGGTAGGTTTTCTATATTTTCCCTACCTGATACGGCTAGGACTAGCTCTCTCCCAAATTTATTTGCTAGTCCTAGCTTCTATATTTTTTATAAATTTTATTAAAGTCTGCCGTGTGTGCCGTGCTCGTACAAACCAAGCCTCGCAGATGCAGGGTCAAAGCTCCGCTTTGACCGCAGACATCTCCTCGGCGCTTCCGGCCTTCCTTTGGGCACCGCACTGCGTGCGTGCCGTCGGAAGCCTTCAGCGGTTTGTACCTTCGCACGTGTGCCACATAAAGATGTGTGCCAAATTGATACGCTCGTACGCCCTCGGAAGGGCGTACCTTCGCGTTTTAAAATTTAGTCAAATGTATAAAATTTAGATTTTAATAATTAGTTAGTAAGTTACTCGGTACAAATCTAAGATTTGTACCCTCGCTTAATGACTATTACTTATAAGGAGTCAAATCATGCAAATCATACAAAAACTGTTTCCTACTTTTTTTGGTGTATTTAACAAATCAGGAGGCCATATGGCTACTAGACTATTTCGAGCTACTTTTTTAGATGCTTTTTCACAAAATACTATTGTGGTGGAGTTTGATGCTCCATTTCCAGTAGATACTGAAAATGTAGACTACAAAAAGCTAGCTACACAAAGGCTGGGCGAGATGATACGAAACGGACAAGTAAAGATTCGTGACATCGAACCCGTTGAACTATAACTATTTGATAAGAGGAGTAAATAATGTCAGATACAACAATGCAGACCGTTACAGCAACGGATCTCAAACAGGAGATACGCGATAACATGCGTATTGGACTTAACACAATGATATGGGGCGGGCCCGGTATCGGTAAGTCAGAGATTCCACAGCAAGTCGCTGATGAACTCAATATACCGTTACTAGATTTTCGTGCCAATCTATTCGACCCTGTCGATGTTCGTGGTATACCACGAGTCGTTGACAATGAAACATATGGTGCGATGACCTCGTGGGCTCCACCAGATATTTTTCCTACCGAAGAAACACATGGCCCTCGTGGTTTGTTCATGATTGACGAACTACCAACGGCGCCACCTGCTACACAAAATGCGTTTCTACAACTTCTACTAACTCGTCAGGTTGGTAATTACAAAATGCCTGATGGTTGGTCATGTCTTGCCGCTGGTAATCGTCTAACTGACGGTGCCTCGGTCTACCAAATGCCCTCACCTGTAAGAAACAGGCTGATGCATTACGAACTCGAACCTAGCTTGGATGCTTGGTGCGAGTGGGCGCTAAAAAATGAAGTCAATACTACTTTGGTTTCTTTCATGCGTTATCGTCCTAACCTTTTGTACAGTTTCAAAGCTGATGAGTATGCTTTTCCTACTCCTCGAAGCTGGTCATTTGTCGACAAGCGTTTGAGACTAACAAAAAACATGGACGATTCAAGATTGTTCTTTGGTATTGCTGGTGCTGTTGGCACAGGCCCTGCTGGAGAGTTTCTTGCGTTTGCAAAAATTGCAAACAAGTTACCAGATATTGATAACTTGATTGCTAATCCTAGTTCATACATGCCATCGGAGGATCCAGCGGTATTGTATGCACTTACAGGTGCAGTGGCTTCTAGAGCAAAAGAATCTACTCTAGAAAACATTATGAAACTTGGTAAAAAGATACCTACTGAGTTTCAGGTCGTTTTGGTCAAGAGCATACTTGCAATTGACAAAGCGTTATTTCAACAACCTACGATACAAAGCTGGATTTCAGATAATTCAGATGTTGTATTGTAACAACGGAGAAAATTATGGCTACAGTTCGTATGTCAAACAAGCTCACAGTAGACCTCTGCAAAGAGTATGAAAAGAGCTATCAAAATACTAAACCAAAACCAGAGTACCCTGCGTCTCTTGGCGATGCTATCTATGACACTCATGTCAAACCTATTATTGACAGAATTAGAGAGGCATCAAAGCTTGATGATGTAGAGTTCTTTGACCTTAACGATAATGATGACAACTCATTTTTTATGAACGATAACGAGTTGCATATTCAATTCGAAACAGAGTGTTACGATGCCAAGGAAAGAGAACCAGCTCATGATGATTTACCTTGGGAGTTGCAAAACTTAGTTCAAGAGTATGAATGTAAAATTGATACACCAGAACTTAAAAGTGCAAACATGCCTCTTTCAGTAGAGCAACCATTCCTAAAAGGTAGTTCCTATCGAAGTCAACTACCATTTAATCTTTATCGAGCACCTCAAGACGAGGCGGTTCTCAAAGCTCTTGAGATATCTAAGGAAAGACACATGTACGACATCAACAAATCAAATGAAGTTGCTAAGTTTGCTAAGATGTTGCTTCGTTTTCAAAC